CCACGCCCGAAGGCGAGCTGGTGACTGTTCAACTCGACAACCTCTGGCAGGTGATCCATGCCGTTTAACGTCCCGACACTGCCCGCGCTGATCGGCCGGGCGCAATCCGACCTGGCCGGCGACGGCGGCCTGCGCCACTCCGACGCGCAGGTCGCCGCCCGCGCCCTGGCCGGCGCGGTTTATGGCCTGTACGGCCATCAAGCGTGGATCGCCGAGCAGCAGCTGCCCGACAGCTGTGAAGAGGAAATGCTGCTGCGCCTGGCCAAGCTGCGGCCGATCCGCGACCGCCTGCCGGCTGTGCCCGCGACGGGCTCGGCCAGCTTTGTCGGCAACGCCGGCGCCGTGCTCGATGCCGACACGCTGTTGCAGCGTGACGACGGCGTGCAATTCAAGGTCGCCGCCGCCGTGGCCGGCAACGCCGGCAGCGTGACGCTTGAGGCAGTCGAGCCTGGCGTGCTGGGCAATACCATCGCCGGCGCCAAGCTGAAGCTGGTGTCGCCCGTGCTGGGCATCGTCGACGGCTTCACCGTGACGGGTGACGGCCTGACCGGCGGCACCGATCAGGAGAGTATCGAGGCGCTGCGCGTGCGGGTGATCCGCTCTTACCGCCAGCTGCCGCACGGCGGCAACCCCGACGACTATGTGACCTGGGCGCTGGAAGTGCCGGGCGTGACCCGCGCATGGGTGCGCCGCCGCTGGGTCGGGCCTGGCACCGTGGGGGTGTTCGTGCTGCGCGATGGCGACCCCGACCCGATCCCGAACGCCGCCGCCCTGGAAGAGGTGGCGGCCTACATCGAGCCGCTGAAGCCGGTAGACCCCGAGCTGTATGTGATGGCGCCCATCGCCAAGCCGGTCGTTTACCAGATCGCGCTGTCGCCGGATTCCTCGGCGATCCGCGCGGCGGTCGAAGCGAACCTGCGCGATCTGCACTACCGCGAGAGCGAGCCGGGCGTGACCCTGCTGCGCACCCATATCGCCGAGGCGATCAGCAGCGCCGAGGGCGAGCGCGACCATGTGCTGGCCTTCCCGCTCGATAACGTCACGGCGGCCGGCAATGAAGTGCTGACCTTCGGGGGCATCGTATGGCAGTAAGAACCGCAGCGGACTATCACGACCACTTGCGTGCCCTGCTGCCGCCGGGACCGGCCTGGGATGCCGACCTAGTGCCCGAAGTCGACGCCGCCCTGCGCGGCCTGGCCCCCGAGCTGGCCCGCGTGGACGGCCGTGGCTTTGCCCTGCTGAACGAAGCCGACCCGCTGACCCTGCACGAAATGCTGCCGGACTGGGAGCGCGTCATGCAGCTGCCCGACCCGTGCCTAGGCGAGTCGCCGACCCTAGATGATCGCAAAAAGGCGGTGCGCAAGCGCCTGACCGGGCTGGGCGGGCAGTCGGCCGCGTTCTTCGAGCAGCTGGCCCCCGAACAGGGCTACTCGACCGCCAAGGCCGTTGCGCATCGCGCGCCGCGCTTTGGGCGGGCTCGCTTCGGCCGCGCCACGTTCGGAACCTGGGCGCAGCAGCATATGTGGACGCTTTACGCCGGCGAGCGCCTTTCTGGCGGCCGCCGCTTTGGCGTCAGTTACTGGGGGGAGCGTTTCGGCGCCAACCCGGCGCAGGCGCTCGAATGCCTGATCAGACGCGCCGCACCGGCGCATACCCTTGAATCCATTGTTTACGAAGAGGCGCCATAGTGGACTTTCCGAAGAGCGTGCCAGGTGTCGGCCTGGTTGACGGGCAGTTTGTCGACGAAGACCAAGTGCAGGGAACGCCGGGCTCGCTGATACCTGCGGCCTGGGGCAACAGCGTGACCCTGGAGCTGTTGTCCATCATTAAGGCGGCCGGCTTAGAGCCCGACGAAGATCAAAAAAGCCAGGTGCTGGAGGCAATTAGTACGCTGATTGCCAGCAACTCGACCGATACCCTGAACACTTCTCGCATTGATATTGCGTCAGCGACGTGGGTGAACCTGGCGGAGTTGGCGCCGAACACGCGCCATATAAACATCACAGGCACCGCGACCATAAACGGCTTCACCGTGGCGGCTGGGCGCTGTTATTTCGTGCGTTTTGCTGCCGCGCAATTGCTGACCAATAGTGCGAGCCTGACGACGAACTCAGGAACAAACGTACTTACTGCGGCCGGTGACACATGCATCATCCGCGCGACGGCTGATAACGTCGTGGAGATTCTGAGCTATACGCGCAGCGCCGCCGACGCCGGCGAGGTCGGTTTTTTTGCGCGTAACACGCCCCCGCCTGGATGGCTTAAAGCAAATGGCGCGGCACTGTCTCGAACTACATACGCCGGGCTTTTTGCCGCCATCGGTACGACCTTCGGCGCAGGCGATGGGGTTTCGACCTTCAATTTGCCGGACCTGCGTGGCGAGTTCCCGCGTGGCTGGGATGACGGCCGTTCGGCTGACCCTGGCCGAGGCTTTGGAACCTCTCAGAGCGGCGCGATTGAGGCTCACCAGCATTTGGCAGGCACCGCGCTGCTGTCGTCTTACGTCAAGGATTATGGCGCTATCAGCACGACCGGAACGACCGGTTATATATACGCAAACAGCACTACGAACACAGATCGGCCCTATACGTCGACGACCGGCGGCACCGAAACACGGCCGCGCAACGTTGCGCTGCTCGCCTGCATTAAATACTGAGGTAAGACATGGATATTTACATTGCTCACCCCGTTACGGGCGAATTTCTCGGCATCGGGACCGCCGATCCTGATCCGATGGATGACGGCAACTGGCTGATTCCTGCGCATGCTTATCTGCAAGTCCCCCCCGCCCCAGTTGCGGGGCAAGCGATACGGCGCACCGCCGCCGGCGATGCCTGGGAGTTGGTCGACGACATGCGCGGCCCTGCCTTTGAAAAGGCTACAGGCCGAGAAGTGTTGGTGTCCGAGCTTGGCCCGTTGCTTGAGAGTCTGACCCGCACGCCACCGACAACGCCATATGATGTGTGGGTGGCCGGCGGCTGGGTTACGGATAATGAAGCCTTGGCCGCCGCCGCCGCCGCAGAGGTGACGACCGAGCGCGACGAGCGTTTGCGTTATGCCGCAACGCGGATCGCGCCCCTACAGGATGCGGTCGACCTGGGCGTCGCCTCCGACGCCGAGGTAGAGCGGCTGCGCCTGTGGAAGGTCTACCGCGTGCAGCTTAGCCGGATCGAGCAGCAGGAGGGCTTCCCGCTGTCGGTCGAATGGCCGGCCGCGCCGTCGACCTAACCCGCAGCCATTCTAAGCCCCGCCTTGAGCGGGGTTTTTCGTTTCTGATCCCGAGGAATTACCGATGCCGACCCATACCCTACGGGCGGCCCTGCAATGGGCCTGCCTTCTGCCGCTGCGCGTCCTGATGATCCTGGCCGGCCTGGTGGTCGTTCCGCTCGCCCTGCCGTTCCGCGTGACGCAAGGCCCGGCGCAACCCTTCAGCCAGGCCGCCGGCGACTGGGTGCTGATCCTGCTGCCGCGCTGGGCGTGGCTGTGGAGCAATGACCGCGACGGCGCAGCCGGCGACAAGCGCGGCTGGTGGCACCTGAACGCGCCTTTCGGCCTGGGCGCCTATCACTGGCTGTCTATGTTCTGGTGGCTGGCGATCCGCAACCCGGCGAACAATGCGCGCTTTTCCACGCTGTTCGGCTGCCCCGTGACCGAATGCGACTACCGCTATTGGGGTCAGGCCTCGGTCGAAGACGACCCCGGCAAGGGCGGCTGGCGGCTGCTGCTGGCCACGCACCGCAAGACCGGCCGGCGCTTCTATGGCTTCTATTGGGTGTGGCAGTGGTCGGCGGCGCGCGCCCTGGTCGTGCAGCTGGGCTTCAAGGGCGAGCCGGAAGACTGGGCCGAAGACTACAGCGCCGACCCCTCGAAGCAGTGGAAGGGCTTCACCTTCGAGGTAAACCCCTGGAAAGGAATCTGACGCCAACCGCTGGGCGGTCACAAGATAAGGCGCGGCCTGCCGATATCTGCCGCGTCTGAAACCCTGAATCTTGTGCGTGAATTATTGACGCATGGCAATATGCCGGCACTGTATAGATATTCAGTGTTTAGGGGTGGGCAGCTAGAATGCCAGCCGCCCCGTCGCCTGATCCGAGCAAGGAACATTCCCAATGTCGCAGTCTGCAAACCCTTTGATCAAAGATGACAAGGCGTCTACTATCGACGCAATTTCGCAATATCTTGAGCTGTTGTGCATACAGAAGGCACAAGATACGGAGGCACACCCCGGCGAGGCGCTGCAATTGGAGGTTCTGCGGCAGGCCGTTCTGTCGCTGAAGGGCGTGTAAATCTACACAGATAGTGGACGTTCACCGGCGGGCGCGATATTCTGAGCGCCGCCAGCCCCTCGGGGCGAGGAAATA